CGGCAGACGCTGCGAAGGAAGCCGCGAAGGCAGAATATCCAGCCCCCACAGCGGGGACGGCGAAGGTACAGACGCAGGCCGAAACGAATGCACAGGCGGAGGCTGTGCAGCGGCTTGCGGAAGCCCATTCGGAACTCGCGCAAGCCGAGCTGTCATCGGCTGAAGAGGGGCTGCGTGAGGCCAGCACCCAGGCGCAGATTGAGGCCGCGGCACAGAAGGCTGTCGCTGAACGTAAGGCGCTCTTGGCTGAGCAGATTCAGGCGATCCAGAGCGAGGAGGCGAAGGAACTCCAGGCCGCGAATCTCACCGATGCGGCCCGGGCAGCAGACCACGAGGCGGCCCTCGTACGCATCAAGGTTGCGGAGGAGAAGGCTGCCAAGGACATCGAGGCTATCCAACGCGAAGCTTCCTCAAAAGAGCAGGAACTGAAGCAGAAGGCCGAACGCCAGGAGGAGGCCCTGCTCGCGGCAAAATACAGCAAGGAGTACGCCGCCGCGCAGAAAGGGTCTGAGCAGCGTGTTCAGATTGCCGAGCAGGAGGTGGCTGAGTACGCTAAAATCTTCGGGACCGAATCCCGCGAGTACCTCCGGGCCCAGGAACGGCTCGGCGAGGCGCAGAAGGAATATCAGCGGAAGCAGCTGAGCGACGCCCTCGCAGCCACAACTGAAGAGGAGTCGGTCAAGGAGCAGGCGCTAAGGGCCGACGAGGCGAACATCCAGGAGGAGTACCAAGCGCGGCGGCTCAGCATCAACACCGAGATCGCTGACCTCAAGGCCCTCGAAAATCAGCGCTACGCCCTCAAGCAGGCCGAACTGCAGAAGGAGATGGCGCTAGAGAAAGAGTACGGCGACGATCCGGCGAGAATCCAGAAGTTGTACTCCCAGCTAGAGGCACTAGACCAACAGCACCAGACGCGGCTGGCGCAGATTGACCGGCAGGGCGTCCAGCAGCGTGAGCAAGAATACCGGCGCTTCGAGGGTGTGGTAACGTCCTCTTTCTCCTCTGCCATAGAGGGCATGATCGAGGGCACCGAGACCTGGGCCCAGGCGTGGCGGAACATTCTTAAGCAGATGCTGGACGCGGCTATTCAGTTCCTCGTTGAGTGGGCCGTCGAAAAAGTCGCCTCTGACCTCCTCGGAGCGGCATCGTCGAAGACAGCGGCGACCTCCGAGATCAGCGCGAACGCTGGCGTTGCAGCGACTGCGGCAGGAGCTTCTGTGGCGGCGATACCTTTCTATGGATGGGCAATGGCCGTTCCAGTGGCCGAGGCGACGTATGGCGCCATGCTGGCCTACGAGTCGGCTATTGCTGCGGCCTCTGGAGGCTTTGACGTGCCATCCTACTCCTCGCCTGTCACGCAGCTCCACCCGCGTGAGATGGTGCTCCCCGCCGACCTCGCCGACGTCGTGAGGAGTGCGTCCCAGGGAGGGGCCTTCAGCCGGGCCGGAGGCACTAGCATCACTATCCAGGCATGGGACGGAGCGGATGTTAAAAGGGTCCTCAACCGGTACTCTGACGTCCTCAGCGGGATCGCGGCGAATAAGGTTCGGACCTTCGCGCCGCAGACTCTGAAGGAGGGCTGATGCCATACAACACATTCCCCGTTCTCCCAGGGCTTGCGTGGGGCGTCACTAAAACGCCCGAGTTCAAGACGGACATCTTCGAGTCGCTGTCGGGCGTGGAAACCCGCGTTTCCTACCGCTCGGCGCCGCGTTACCACTACGTTCTGACCTACGAGTTCCTACGGGCAGACGCCAACCAGGAGCTCCAGAAGCTGCTAGGGTTTTTCGTTCAGCAGCAGGGCTCCATGATCCCGTTCTACTTCACCGAGCCCGACACCGGGAACCAAGTGCTGGTGCGGTTCGAGAAGGACACGACCGAATTCAGTCAATTCGCCACCCTTCTCTGGGAGGCGAAGCAAGTGCAACTAGTGAGCCTACTATGAAGACAGCATCGGCAGAGTACCAATCCATTCTGGCGTCCGGGCTCTTCTGGGCCGCGGACCTTTTCACGCTCACTCTGACCTGCGGGGAGATTCTCCGGTTCACCACGGAGGCGGCCGGCCTAACCGTGAACGGGAACGCCTTCTCGTGGACGAACATCCAGCGGACGACCATCAAGCAGACCTGCGGCCTCGAGGTCGGGCAGGTCACGCTCCAATGGAACGCCGACTCCTCCCCGCTTATCCGTAGCCTATCCGCTGGGCAGCTAGCCTCCTTCGGCTTCTTGGACCGGGCCCTTGTAGAGATTGACCGGGTGGTCATGGCCTCGCCAGGCGATACCTCGGCAGGGACCGCGTCCCTGTTCATGGGTTACGTGGCGCAGGTGGAGGTGGACGGCCCGACAATCAGCCTCCAGATTAACTCGCCGCTGGACCTCCTGAACGCCCAGATCCCCAGGAATCTTTATCAGAGCGGCTGCGTCTGGGGGCTGTTCGACGCCGGTTGCGGTCTATCAAGTGCCGCGTACGTCGTTACCGGCACAGTGCAATCCGGATGTACTACCACTCAAATCCCGTCGGGGCTTACCAATCCAGACTTCTACTTCGACCTTGGACAGATTGCCTTTACGAGCGGCCAGAACGCCGGAATATCCCGTGGAGTCAGGGGTTACCAGGGAGGCGTATTTACCGTCTTCCCCGGATTCCCCGTCCCCCCGGCCTCTGGCGATACGTTCCAGGCACTCCCTGGATGTGATAAGACGAGGACGATGTGCTCACAGAGGTTCGGCAACCTTGCCCGTTTCCGCGGATATCCATTTGTCCCTGTACCCGAGACCGCACTCTAGCACGCTGGCGCATTGAGGTAGTCCATGAGGCCCTCTCTTGGCTCGGGACACCATACCATCACGCAGCAGGTATAAAGCACGCTGGCGTGGACTGTGCGTTCTTCTTGATCCGCGTCTATGAGGCAAGCGGCCTTGTCTCCGGCGTGGACCCTCGCCCTTACCCGCAGGACTGGCATCTGCACAGAGACGAAGAGCGATACCTCGGCTGGGTAAAGTGCTATTGCCAGCCAACGAATAAAGCGCTTCCCGGCGACATCGCCTTATATCGCTTCGGGCGCGCCGTATCCCATGGGGCAGTCGTTATCGACTGGCCTATCCTGTGCCACTCGGTTATACGGCATGGCGTGATCCTGTCGGACGGCAGTCAGCCCGAGTGGGCCACTCGCTTTGCTGGATTCTGGAGACTGGACTTAGCATGAGCGGAATCTTTGCCACTCCAAAGCTCCCCAAGCACACCCAGGAACAGCCGAGAAGCCGCGGCATCAGGGCGCAAAGCTCGGCCTACGGGCTCGTCATTCCTATCTTGTACGGGACGAACCGTGTTTCAGGGAATGTGATCTGGCACGGTAAAACGCAAGCCGTGGCGCATACGTCCACTCAGCAGATGGGCGGCAAGGGCGGCCAGTCGGTCTCCGAGACTTCGACTAGATACACTTACACGGTGGCCGTGGCACTAGGGCTGTGCGAAGGCGTCGCAGGCGGGTTCTTGCACTACTGGCGCAACGAGCACCGGAAAGAAGGGGTGCCGACCAGCTTTGATCTTTTCACCGGCACCTTGACGCAAGCGCCGGATGCGTGGCTCACCTCGAAGCACCCGTCCGCCGCCCTGAACTATCCTGGGCAGGTGTACGCGTTAAATCCGACCCTCGAGCTCGGGAGCTCTTCGAGCTTGCCCAATATGGGCTTTGAAGTAGAGGGGATCTTCGCAGGTGCATGGGGCACGCCCGATGCAGACCCCTCGCAGATCATTCCAGACCTGCTGTCCAATCCACTCTACGGCGTCGGCTTCCCGGCTCAATTCCTCGGAGACTTCACCGCCTTGGGCGCGTACTGCGCTGCTGTCGGAGCGGGAATATCCCCTCTACTGGATACCCAAACGACGGCGGTGGACGTTCTGAAGGACATCTCGAAGGCCGCCAACTTTGAATACCTGTTCAGCGGCGGCAAGCTCACGGCGGTCCCACTTGGCGATTCTCCGGTCACCGGCTCCGGCTCGTCCTGGACGCCCAACCTGTCGCCGGTCTATTCCTTCACGGATTCCGACCTG